CATCTTTATTATTCTGATTCAGATTCGTCAAACAGGTAAGTCTTTCTCTACAGACGTTCTAATGACGTTGCTCATGAATATCCTCTGTCAGAATACAGCTATCAACTTGCTGACTAAAGATGACATTCTTCGCCGTAAGAATATTGAACGATTAAAAGAAATTGCGTCTGAACTACCTAGGTACTTACAACAACGTGGTAAAGCCGATGCGAATAATGGCGAAGAATTAACGATCAAGTCTTTAGGCAATACGTACACTACACACGTCCCACAAGAGTCCGTAAAACGCGCTTATAATCAAGGCCGAGGTTTAACGTCCCCTATTTTCCACATCGATGAGGCACCGTTCCAAAAGAACATTGAAATTGCTTTACCTGCATCACTTGCAGCGACTGGTGCAGCTATCGATAGCGCAAAATCCAAAGGTGAACCTTACGGTACTATTTTGACAACAACCGCAGGCAAGAAAGACGATAAAGACGGTAAGTATATCTTTAAACTTGTAAGTGATGCGGCTGTTTGGAATGAAAAGTTCTTTGATGCTAAAAATCTGGAAGAACTTGAATTGATGGTTAAACGTAATTCACGTACTGGTGTTTGTCGTATTAATGCAACATTCGATCATCGTCAATTAGGTAAAACTGACGAATGGCTAAAAGGTAAACTTGATGCCGCTATTGCTGAAGGCGATGATGCGAATCGAGATTACTTTAATACGTGGACCTCTGGTAGTCAAAGTAACCCATTGCCAGAATACTTACTAGAGATGATTTCTAAGAGCTGTATGGATATTACCCACAACGCTATTAGTACACAAGGCTATATTACGCGCTGGTATATTCCTGAAAATGAAATCGAACACCGTATGGCAAATGGTAGGTTTGTCATGGGGATGGATACGAGTGAAGCTTCTGGTGGCGACGATATTTCTCTGGTATTAATGGATGTGGAGACCATGGAAGTCATTGGTGCAGGTACGTACAACGAGACGAACTTAATTACGTTCTCGATATGGGTGACTTCGATTATGATCCAGTACGAGAATATCACTGCAATTATTGAGCGTCGTTCTACTGGTGCGATGTTACTTGATTACTTGCTTGTGACTTTACCACAACACGGTATCGATCCATTTAAACGTTTGTTCAACCAAATCGTTCACGATAGTGTCGAAATGAAAGAGCGTTGGACAGAGATTCGCCAACCAATGAATCGTCGTAACTCTGACATCTACGTGCGTTACAAGAAGATGTTTGGTTTCGCTACCGCTGGGAGTGGTTACGCTAGTCGTTCTGAATTGTATTCGACTACTTTGATGAATGCGGCTAAGCGAGGTGGCGCAGTAGTTCATGACAAAAACTTGATTGATCAAATTACTGGTTTGATTAGTAAGAATGGTCGTATTGACCACGAAGATGGCGAACACGATGACTTGATCATTGGTTGGTTGCTTTGTACTTGGTTATTGACCCAAGGTAAGAACTTGACATACTACGGCATTACCAATGTCATGACCAGTATTAAGAACGCTAAACAAGTGGAAGACACACCAGCTCAAGCATATGTGCGTCAAGAACAGCAACAGATCCGCGAACGCATTGTGCAGATTCTAGACATGCTTCCCAATGAACAAGATGATTTTATTTGTCAACGATTAGAGTTTGAATTGCTAGCATTAGATCGTCGTCTCATTATGGAGTCTGGCGAAGTCTTTAGTGTAGATGAACTTTTACGTCACGCAGCAGAAAGTCGTAAAGGAAAACGCCGCATGTTAAGTGCAAGTAATTATGCACCTATACAGCCTAATGTCTACAGTAGTCAACACGGTAGTTTTAGTGACGCACCTGTAAACTATATCAACTATAATAGTCGATAGCGGCATAAAAACATAAATCCCTACACAGTCCTTTTATTGGATAAGTGTAGGGATTTATGCCGCTTACCTAGTAACGTTTGATTGCGATTCCCTTCAATGCGTCGGCCAACTTTGAGGTGCCAAAAACCTCATTGTTGAGCAATACAAGAAGCATGTCTAGATAAGCATTGATCGCAGCTTGGCGATGGTCTGATTCAGCTACCATTGCTGGTAAGAGACTTGGGATATCAACATCCAAGTTACAGACTTTCTTTAGAATCTCAGGAGCGTCATCAGTGATTTTACAAAAAACATGATATGTCATGAGATTCTGATCAGGGATAAACGATTTATCGTAAGAGCGACGATAATGTTTACGTTGACAAAAGATTTGTACCGTATACCCGCCGATAGCATATCCTTCCAGATAACCTAATGCGTTATCCGGATGTTCGATTCGATGAACAGTCGTATTACCTTTAAGGGATTCCCAAAATAACAGAAACCGCCCTACATTCTTAAGGAATGCTAGTTTCATGATACTACCTATAAATGAACAGCGTATGTTATTGCGCCGTGTAATGTTTCATGGTCATTGCACGTAAGACAATGTAGAGTAAGACACCTGTACGCACACTAGCAATAATAGAAACATTATCTTTTCGTGTTGCTTGCTTTACAATCTTCTCTGCTTTTCCTCGTAAGGAAAACAGTACCGGATCAGTAGAGCGAGATGACATGTATACTCCTCGTAGTTTAGATAACAGGCCACCGATATCAGATACATTACGTACCAAGTCTCGGTTATGGCTTAAGTAATCGAAACTATGAATCAGCGTCTCGTTTAATACCTCTTCAATTAAACCTGCGCCATTCTGGCGATAGTTAGATGACATCCATATAAGAGTTTCTCTAAACAACTTAGGCGACATCGTGTGCATTAAGTTTTCCACAATACTCATCAATTCTTCTCGAATGAACGAGTTCTTGTCAGTAATGATGGAATTAATGTAACGACCATAAGCCAAAAGGTTTTGCGTTTTGTCTTTAAGCATTGCTACCCCGTCATGCTCAACAACCGCACTGGTAGTAGAAATACGGATCTTGTTATTATGTACATTAATAAAAACATTGTACATAACTTTTAACATATCACGGATACGCCCTTGAGTATCGTTTAGCATGTAGACAACTTTAAAGTCATCGTCTAAGGTAGCGATCGTGTGATAATGTATACTAGTTTTGGCAATAATGGCTTCAGCTCGTGCTCTAAGAGTAGCATGCCAGTTACCATATACTTTAATATCAAACTTGTAGCTTAACTGAGCATACGTGGCTTCTGCAGTTGCTGGATCTGCCGGATACTGAAAGTGTCTTGTCAAACGACTAGTAAGGTATTTATACTGCAACACTAAGAAAATATCAATCATTGCTGCATGCTTTTCTTGGTCGCTCAAATTCTTACTAATGAAAATAGCGTGTGCTAACCACACGCAAGACAAATTCATGGTGTTCGATGAAACATGAAACTCAGCATTAATAGTAGGTAAGGCTAGCAAACGATCTGCCAGTGGTTCTTCTACTACTTCTAAAATTTCATTAAACCACTTATCCTTATCCCACTCAGTAAAGCGTACGACTTGGACACCTAATAACTTACCACCGAAGAACTGAATATGTTCCTCGTTCTTATTTACAAAGCCCTCTTGATAAGCATTTAAACGCTTCACCAATTTAGGACCTATTTCTAATTTAGCACATTCGTCATCGAATACTGCTTTTACAAAAGCATTCATTGGTTAGCCTTTAATCACATTAACTCCACACAGGATTACCGCAAAAGAAGTACTGGTTCTTGTGTAGAAAACGGTGCATAGTTATGAATAGTATAATCTTGCTTTAGAGAAATTTGACTATCTAACTCGATTTTTAATTAACTACAATTAGGGAGGAACCATGCCGTATAAATTAGTACATGCATTACAAGAACTCATGACGCTGCAATTTACTGCCAAGAAAAATACTAATTTGGAGAGTACTGAAGATCTTCCCGATGAAGTATTAGACAAGATCGACGTCATCCAACAGCTAGCCAAACTAACATTTGGCACACAGATCAAACCCACACTACAGCAAGAACACGTCATGAAAACAAATGGCTTTACTGTATTACCTAATAAGGTTGATATGGTAGGGTGGAAGTCTGGTAAGATTACGACACCTCGCGGAGATATCTTTTACCCATAGCGTCATAAAGCCAGGAGAAAATTCTCCTGGCTAATATGCTGTTCTTTTAATTCCAGTAAATGACTTTACCACCATGGGCTTCTACTAAACATTCCATTGCCGTGATATTGCGTGCAGATTGTCCAGAAGCATCAAGGCTGCTTATAGTATCGACAGGCGCACTTGCAAACGCACTATTGTCCCCTGGCTTAGTACCATCTACAACTAAGAAGAAGTCAGAGCCGTTTTGCGCACCGACTAGTTCTTTACTTAAATCGACTACGGTGTCTGACGATACATTGTCCCGACTAACACCATAAATGGTTTGGAAATTATCAGTAGGAGCACTATTTTGATTCACCATGGAATTTAACTTTTGTGCTAAAGCAGTATCCATCTGAAGACTTTCCATCGCTTCACCTTCTTTAGGTTCTTCTTTCGAATAAACTTTATTAAGCATTTCAGCGAAGATGTTAGCTAAAGGGCCACGCAAGTGTACGTGTTCCTCTTCTTCAGTTTTAGGTGTTTCTACAATACCTGATTCCATTGCTGGTAAGAGTGCTTCTGCAAAAAGATGTTTCATTTGTTTGTTTCCTTATGTTAAAATAGGGTTCACAGTATTGGGCAAAAAGGTCTTTTCTTACCAGAAGCCGTCTAAGCTCTTCTATTGTAGAGGGTACAGTTGCTACTGATAGTGAAACGAAAACTCAACAGGGACGCTCTCAGCACTCCCTAGCGGCATTCCCAGAGCATCCGCGCCCGCCCGTCGACGACTGCCGCCCAAAATGAGTTCTCGTTTTCTTGGGATTTTGAATTGTAGTAGATTTTTGTATTATCTATTATTGTTGTTCAGGTTTGCTTCTTTTAGCTTCGCACTATTTATTATTTAAAGCTGTTGCTTTTAACAAAACAATTAAAAAGAGTACAGGCCGAAGAGACTGTACGACTATTGAAATACATTCGTTTTTCAAGTTAAACCATCAGTAATTTTTTACTGGACTATTTCTATCATCTGTAGAATCACCTGCAAAGGTGACCTACAAAAGGCAACTTCTCAAGACCATTAGGAACAAGAGTATAAATGATAGGAAATGGGGGAGTGGGGGGTACGTTAACCTAGGGCCCTCCTCCGGGGCCCTCATTATAAGTTTTGCAGGTTTTTTCGAGGTGTTTTTAGGTACTTTTACTAACAGAAATTCTTCAAACAGTAAATTAATATTTTACAATAATTACCTAGAGAATGTCTCTGGGTTTTATGACGTAATTTATCTACTAGCTTAATAGGTGTGTCCAAACCTACTTAAAGGAATCTATCATGACGAAAGAAACAGAATTCGGTTTAATAAAACAAGTTGATACTCATGGTAATTATCAAATAACAAACTTAGGGCAACAAGATCTCATTGTTAGTGGCGTAATTAATGTTAAACCTAATGAAACAGTCACTGTTACACCAGATGGTTCTAAAGTACCTAAAGACACACCAGTTGATCAAATGACTAAGCAAGAACTAGTCGATCACTTTATAGGTCTAAGTAAAGAAACTGTCGTAAAACCATTTTTTGACAAAGAACTCATTTTACTTACGCCTAATGGAATACGTACATTAAATCAGGACTATGAAATAGTGCCTCATTCAAAGATTAGTCCTCTAATAGAAGAATTACGCATTAAAACAATAGAGGACTTACATATCAGAAACAAAATGATTATTACACATGCCAATGGAAGAACAGAAACTACTGAAGATTTTATTGCTAGGCATTCTTTTGATCAAACAGCGGCACCACATTGGACGGTATCGCCTTTTGATGCCGCTAGCAAAGCCGATGTATCGCCTGAGTTCTTAAATGCATCAGCGGCAACTGAACATTCTACAACAAGTGTATCGGATTTTTTTAATCAATGGCTTGGTTTTGTTAGGCAATCAGGTAAGAGTCTTACCGCAGCCAGAATGCTTGGTAAAGGTGTTTATACGCGTACTGGTTCGTTTAAACGTTTTAATGGTAAAATGCGTAATCGTAAACGTATGTTTGCCAAATCGTTAGAATTAAATCGACTGGTAATCCTTGTTCGTCCTGATCTAGATAAATATCCGCCGATTGTTTTTAATAAGAATTAATTAACAAGACGGGATTTGTTTTCCGTCTTTATGCCTGCTTCTAATTTAGCTCAGTCACATATCACTAATTAGAGCTAGCAACAAACTCACGTGAATCACACCGCAGTAAACTTCGCAATAAGCGATTATAACCACTAGGAGTAAGCAATGAACGATGTAACCAACATCCAGCCACCACGTGATCCGTTTAATCACCCACATGCTAAAATCGTAAAACGTTTAGTAGAAGACTACTTTAAAACGCTTGCTAGCAAAGTATCGGGTGGTAACTCTAAGTTGAGAATAAGAAATAAGCCAATTGATAGTAATAAAATCACAGAAATAAAACCTTGTTATAGTGCTGATTTGATATTGACAAATAGTAATACTGGTATGCTCCGACCGGTCGGAGCTGAAATAGAACTTATAAAAGATCTTCCTCAAGCACACCTAGCGATTAAGAAATTAACCGATTCTTACGAAACAACATTAAATGCTTTAAATTTCTTTTTGAAACATAATTACGAACACTACGTCCAAGAGAACATGACTCCACTTTTGGAAGTAAAAGAAATATGTATAGCTACTTTGGATTTAATTAAGAAGTTAGATCCCTATTGCTTATCAGTAGCAAGGTATTATGATAGTGAAAAGAAAAGAAAACCTTTTACGAATTCACGCGGAGATAAAATAAAAATTGAAAGTCTTCTTGTTATGCGTTTTGTATTAAAAGACGAATACAGCGTGATGTCTGAAAACTATACTAATCCAGAAGCTCCAAAAGCTGATTTCAGGTTAAGTATGTTTATTATGTCTCCCGCTGAAGTACTACGAGTATTGTTTTACTACCGCAATCTAGATAAGAAATAAATAGTCTGGCTTCAGTAAATTAGAGTATTACTGAAGCCATTTTACTCTCACAATAGGAACGATCTTGTTACCCACACTAGAACTAGTATCGCGAGATCCATTTGCTCACCCTGACGCACTACTGGTTAAAAGAGAATTAGAAGCTTGCTTTAAACGTATTGCCTTAAGAACGCCTGATAATGAAGTGCATTTCTCAGGTCAAGATAAAGACGTTATCAATTACAAAGGAGCGCAGCCTAGTTCAGTTTATATTTTCTGGATGGGAGTAGGTACTGAACAACAACGAATCAATAAAGGTTTAGCAATTCCTATTGTCGCTAACGTTACGCTAGAAAAATATATTCCTAAGTCAAGTAGATTAAAAAGATTATTAGGTCCTGTCAATAAAGGCGTAGATGCGATCTTTAGTTTCTTTTCTCGCTATGGAAATGAGTTTTATAAAGACGAAGACAATGTACCTGTTCTAGAAGTCAATATTCTATTTGCTCCGATTGTGCAATTACTTGAGAACCTAGAAAAAGTTTGTTGGTTTTCTATTAATTACGTTGACGCTGATAAAGTACGGGTACAGAGAAGGGAAGCGGGTAAGGCTGCTCATGTAAGAGAATCTTATCTGAATATTAGTATTGTTTTAAAAGATGAACACTATAGCGCTTCTGGCGATTATGACTTCGTATTAACATTATCTATCCGTTGTCCTAAAGAAGTAGCGAATGTGATGTTAAAAGCCAAACGTAAGAAAAGCTTCGATCCTAGTTAATTACAGACACATATAACAAGTTTGAGTAACAGCCGTTATTCTATTCTTTTTAATAGTTTATTTTAGGAGCTTTATCATGGAACAGCATGCAGCAGTACCTATTCAACGTATTCATCGTGATCCATTTAACCACCCGCATTCGGAGATCGTTCGAGAATGTGTGTCAGCCATGTTTTATACGTTGGCACAAGAGCATCCTGGCGCTTGGGTCAAAAAGAAAGAAGAAGCAGAAACGCATCGCAATACGTTTGCTCTTCATGCGACGGCTAACGAGAACCCTACTAAATCTAGTAGCGTCATGTATTCGAAAGTACTCGCCGCTGGTTATTATAGCCAAAACAAAATGAAGCAAATGAGTAGCGTGAATAATGCAACGACGTCAGCAGTTAATGCATTGCCGTTCTTGCGCGCATTCACAGGCCAGCACTACACGGTTGAAGGGTTCGATACTGGCCTGCGTACCGACACGCTGTACAAAGCGCTGGTAGCGCTGTTTCGTGAACTGGAGCCCTATTGCGTCTTCATGGTCAATGCCAATACCACGCATGCAGAAACAAAGAGCCAAGGCTTTTTACAAGTCGGTATTATTCTTCGCGACGAATACGAAGCAGTGCGCGATTACGATTTCATTACTAACATTCGTATCAATAGTCCGACCTTACAAGAAGAGCGACATGCGCTTCTGATGCAAGGTATTGCAATGCGAGAACTACGGCAAAAGCAATAAACTTTAAATCCTACAATATTTCATTTCAACGTTTTAATACATGACAAGTTTGTCAAACCTCAAGGAGTAATATAAATGAACGTAAAAGACGTATTGGTGCGTGCTACGGCTATGGCACAAACTGAAAAGCAAGAACAGCAAGTAGCTTTATTGGTTCGCTTCGATTACTTGGTTAGTAAGGCCAAAGAGAAAGCAGGCTTAGCATCTACGCTTGCTGGTTTTGAATTTCTCATGATTGCTATTTCTCGCGTCGCCGCTGCGGGTATGGTTAATGAGGAAGTTCTGGAAAAAGAAATGAAAGAAGTCAACATCGTTTTGGAAACATACCTCGCGTCATAAAACCCATACTACCCAGGTTAGCTTAATAGCTTATCTGGGTATATGCCGTAAAAGTCGTATTCTAGATTATCTCAACCACATATTCTAGACGTGAGATACCACCAGTATCTTGTTTAATTAATCTCAATTTAGGAATCCCAAATGAATGAAAAGACTATCCTTGGCGTAGGCGTTGGCGCTCTTATTGGTTTCACAGGTATTGTTACCTACAATCTTTGCAAAGTTAACAAAGATTTGCTGAAAATCATTAAGGAGCAAAAAGACTTTATCGGCGAACTGGTAAAAGCAGTTTAATCGACGTCATATACAGGAGAGACTTTCCCCTCCTGTAATTTTAAAGGAATCTGGAAATGAATACTAAAGATCACAGCAATACTTTCCCAGCCGTTTTCGTCATGGCAAACTATCGCGAAGCACTGAACGATCTGGAAACCGTAGGAAGCCGCATCTTAGCAGAGAATGCTTCCTACGGTTTCGATATCAGCGACCACTACGCTTTGGCATTGCGTATCGTTACCAAAGACACCGATGCCTTTGCTGTAGCTTTCCGTAAGATGCGGCTTAAAGTGGCTACCCTCGATATCTTGCTGGGTAAGTACAAAGAGTACATCGCTAATGAGCCGGATGACTCGCAGCAACGCCATGTTGCCGGTTTGCTCAAGGAAGTTCTTCAGAACATGCTCGATACTAATACGTCTGACGCTAGTAGTGCAGCAATGGAACTGGCGGCCTTGCTCAATTCAGAAATTGCCACTCAAAACCTATTTCGCAAGAAGGTTGAAGAGCAACTGGAGATTAGTAACGCGATTGGTCGAATGAGAGGGTTGCGCGATTATCTTCAATCGTATCCTGACTTCGATGAGAAATTTAAAGAGGAACTTTTGCGTTGGGCTGACAACACCCTGAAAACATTCTCATCGGGTACTATGTCCGTTGCTTGGTTGACTATGGAGCGGGAATCGATCCACAAAGCACTTGATCACTATCTGACTGAGAAGCATGCTAAGACTTCCAAAGCAACGGAAGACTACAATACTTCGCATCCAGAACAAGTTGACGATCCACGTCTTCCAGACCAACCTGTTGTTCCGGGATCAATATTCAGTTTTCGTGATCGTATTTTAAGTGCATCAGATCCAGTGCAAGTTCGTGCAGGTTTGGCTGACACACGCTCTTTCCCATCGACTACTCCCGACCCAACTATCCGTAAGCCTCGAAACAAAAAGGATCTCAAACGTGAATAACGCATTTCGTGTTATGCTTGGCGGCTTCATCATCTTCAAAAGTACGCAGCTCGCCAATGCAGCAATCAAGTATCTGAATCGCCAGTAATACCACCCGCACCTTTCGTGCATCTTTTCAAACTCAAAGGAGAACTACCATGTTTCAATTCATCAAAGACGAACGTAAGATCATCATGTCGGTTGCCATCAAAGGTGCAATCACCGGCGCTATCATGGCTCCGCTGTTTTACATCGGTCAGCGTATGGTCAATGAGGCTACCCGTAACGTCTAACCTAGAATATTTCACCCATATATTCTAGTCCTGAGATACAACCAGTATCTTCTTCAATTCACTTAAAAGGAATCTATCATGAAAAACTTCTTCAAAGCCGAAGCCATGAACATCGCACGCGTTGCTGGTAAAGCTGCTGCTCTGGGCGCTGTGTGTGGCGGTATCGCAGGTGCATTCGTTTATACCGGCATGCGCTACACCGCTGCTCGTAACGCGTAATAACCCTAGGGGAGCGCACTCCCCTATTTTATC